CGATATGCAGACAAAAATCTGCCTCACCCAAAAGGAACTCGCCCGGCGTTGGACGATTTCCCACCGCACCTTGGAGCGCTGGCGTTGGACCGGTGAGGGGCCGAGTTTCATGAAGCTTGGTGGCCGGGTGATCTACCGGCTTGAGGACGTTCTATCCTTTGAACTGGCCCACTTGCATCAAAGCGAGGCTGTCCAGGCGGCACAGGTGGCATGATGCAGCCTGACATCCGCGACGACATTGGCTTTTTTGCTTGGGTTTCTTTGGCGCCTCCGGGTGCGGCCGTGAGTTACCATCGCGGCTTTCTCGCGGTGGATGCGGTCTCGCTCGTCTCCAAGCTTCCGGCATCGCAGCAGCGCAGCTTGCGGATGATCGCGTCCGCCGCTTGGCGCGCGTCAGAACAGAACCTTGTTCATCTCGTTCAAGAGCGCCTCGGCCCGGATCTCTTCGATTACCGCGCCATCGCGCGTCCGCGCCCTGATCCCAACACATCTCCAACCACTCGCCCGCTGCGGGCGGATGCATGACCAACTTCCAAGACATGGAGACGAGAGTGACTTATCCAAAGAACACCCTGAGCGTGGATGATATGCTCAACCTGCCGGCCGGCGAGATGGCGCAAATGCCGGTCGAATTGCTGGCCGCGTTGCAGGCGGAACTTGATAATGCTGCCAGGCAATTGAAGTCCGCGACGCTGCGGCTCAACACAGCCTTTGAGGTGCGCTATGCGACCCGGGCTGCCGAAGCGCGCCGTGCCTGCGGCAAAGACACCGGCACGGTCCGCTTGGTGGACGGCGACTACGCGGTGGTGGCTGATCTGCCCAAACGCGTCGACTGGGACCAGGAAAAGCTCGCCCAAATTGCCCAGAACATCGCATCGGCAGGGGAGGATCCTTCCGAGTTCATCGACACGAAGTTGTCGGTTGCTGAGCGCACGTATGGCGCGCTTCCTGAGGCTTGGCGCAAGGGGTTTGAGCCGGCGCGTACTGTCAAAATGGGTGCGTTGAAGGTGGTCTTGGAAGCGAAGGGGACTGCCTGATGGCTATTTCTCTCGCATCCCTGTGCATGACCTCGGCGCTGACACCGCCGCGCATCCTGATCCACGGCGTGGCCGGGGTCGGCAAATCCACCTTCGCCTCTGATGCTGACCGGCCGGTGTTCATCATGACCGAGGACGGGCTCGGAAAACTGCAGGTGCCACATTTTCCGCTGGCGACGAGCTATGCGGACGTGGCCGGGGCACTCGATGCGCTGCTGACCGAGGACCACGAGTTCGGCACGGTGGTTATCGACAGCGTCGACTGGCTGGAACCGCTTATCTGGGCCGAGGCCTGCCTGCGCAATGGCTGGGCCTCCATTGAAACCCCCGGCTTCGGCAAAGGCTATGGCGAGGCGCTGAATGTCTGGCGCGAATATCTCGACAAGCTGAATGCGCTCCGGGATCAGAAGGGCATGGCGGTCATCCAGATCGCCCATACCGACATCAAGCGCTTCGACAGCCCAGAGCACGAGCCCTACGACCGCTATGTGATCAAGCTGCAAGCCCGCGCCTCGGCGCTCTTGCAGGAGCATTCCGATGTCGTGCTCTTCGCCAACTACCAGATCTCGGTCGCCAAATCCGATGTCGGCTTCAACAAGAAGGTGACCCGGGCGCTCGGGTCCGGTGCGCGCGTCATGCACACCGAAGAGCGCCCCGCCTTCCTCGCCAAGAACCGTTACGGCCTGCCGGACACGCTGCCCCTCAGCTGGGCCGAGTTCATGGCGGCCATGCCCCAATCCGAATGATCGCCCTGAAAGGACAAGACCATGGCACGTTTCGACACGTCCTTCGACGCCACCTGCGTCGAGCCCACCACCGCCTACGAGCTGCTGCCCGCTGGCAAATACCGCGCCCAGATCGTCGAAAGCGAGATGCGCGTCACCCGCAACGGCATGGGCCAGTTCCTCTGGCTGATGCTCGATATCCTCGAGGGCGAGCACAAGGGTCGCAAGATCTTCGAACAGCTGAACCTCGTGAACCCGAACCCGACCACCGTGGAGATCGCGCAGCGCACGCTATCGGCCATCTGCCACGCGACGGGCAAGATGCATGTCAGCGACAGCGAGGAGCTGCACCTGATCCCGATGACGATCCAGGTGAAGGTCAAGCCGCCGAAGAATGGCTACGGCGAGAGCAATGCCATCGCCTATCTGCCGCCCGAACGTGGCGCGGTGGCTCGCGCTGTCAAGCCGACGCGCGCTGCGCCCGCCACACCTGCAGCCCCGCCCAAGATGGCGTCTGCGCCCTGGAACAAGAAGGGCTGACGCGCTGCGCCGCCCTGACCTGTTGACGGCCGGGGCGGTGCCCAACCCCATCTGAGGACATTCCCATGATTGACATGAACAACGCGGCCGCCGAGGGAAACCTTGGGGCCGTGATCAGCCCCGGCTTGCCTGATGATCAGCGCCGGTTGATCGAGCTTGACGACGCCATTGCCAAGATACGCACCCAGATCGCGACGGCTGATCTGGCCCGGCAGCGGGGTCACAAACCCATCGATCCGGATTGGTTCCACCGGGCCCGCACAGCGCTTCGCCATCTGAGCCGCGAGCGGGCGGAACTTCTGGCCCAAGGCACCGGGCGTCGCCGCCGCGAAAAGCTGAAAGACGCACTGATCGGCATTCTGCGTGAGCGCCATGACCCGGAGACCTGGAGCGGCATTCTGGCTGAGGCGCAGGCCCGCAGTGAACGGGAGGGTCTGTGATGGCCGAGCTTCCCGCAGCCCCCACGCCCACCCTGACGGCGATCTATGCCGACTATGAGGCCCGCCAGGGTGATGGTTTCCGCGATCACCTCGGCGCCTCGATCATCGGCAAATCCTGTGCCCGGGCGCTCTGGTACGATTTCCGCTGGATCACGCCCGCGCGCCATTCCGGCCGCCTGCTGCGCCTCTTCGAGACTGGTCAATTGGAAGAGGACCGCCTCGTGCGCAATCTGCGCGCCACCGGCGCGACGGTGCTCGAGGTCGACCCGGAGACGGGCCGTCAGTTCCGCGTCGAGGCCCATGGCGGCCATTTCGGCGGGTCGCTCGATGGTGTGGCCATCGGCATCCTCGAGGCCCAGAAGACCTGGCATGTGCTCGAGTTCAAGACCCATGGGGTCAAGAGCTTCACTGAGCTGACCGCCAAAGGCGTGGTGCTGGCCAAGCCCCAGCACGCCGCACAGATACAGATCTACATGCATCTGACGGGCATCACCCGTGCGCTGTATGTGGCGGTTTGCAAGGACACTGATGCGCTGCACATTGAGCGCATCGAGGCTGACAGCGCCATGGCAGAGCGCCTGCTGGACAAGGCCGGGCGCGTCATCTTCGCCCAGCATCCGCCTTCGCGGATTAGCGAGGACCCGGCATGGTTCGAGTGCCGGTTCTGCGATCACCATGCTGTTTGCCACGAGGGTGGTGGGGCGCCTGTGACTTGCCGGTCCTGCCTGCATGCGACGCCCGTTGAGGGTGGCTGGCACTGCGCCCGTCACGACCGGATGTTGGCACCCGCTGAGCAGCGTGCGGCCTGCAACCGTCATCTCTTCATCCCCGATCTCGTCCCGGGCGAGGTCATCGATGCGGGCGACGATATCGTCACCTACCGCATGGCCGATGGCTCGACTTGGGCAAACGACGCCCGCACGACGGAGGCCGCGCCATGCTGACCTTGCGCCCTTATCAACAGGCCGCGATCGCCGCGATCTATGAGTACTACGCCGAGAAATCCGGCAATTGCTGCGTTGTGATCCCGACCGCGGGAGGCAAGTCTTTGGTGATGGCCGCATTCATTGAGAGCGTGCTGAAAGCTTGGCCCGACCAGCGCATCCTGATCGTGACCCATGTCCGCGAGCTGATCGCCCAGAACCATGCCGAGATGATCGGCCTCTGGCCCGAGGCCCCGGCCGGCATCTACTCGGCTGGCTTGGGCAAGCGCGAGGCACGGGCGCAGATCCTCTTCGCAGGCATCCAGTCGATCCACCGCCGCGCGCAGGAGATCGGCCACACGGATCTCGTGCTGATCGACGAGGCACATCTCATCCCCAGCAACTCCAGCACCATGTACCGCCGGTTTTTGGGCGGCCTGACCCGCATCAACCCCGCGCTCAAGGTGATCGGGCTTACCGCCACGCCGTTCCGGCTCGACAGCGGCATGTTGCACGAGGGCAAGAACGCGCTCTTCACCGATATCGCCTATGAGGCCCCGGTGCGCGATCTGATCGACGCTGGCTATCTCAGCCCGCTCGTGTCGAAACAGCCCGCCACCCGGTTGGATGTCTCGAAGGTCGGCACCCGCGCAGGCGATTTCATCCAGCGTGATCTGGCTGCTGCCGTTGATCAGGAGGCCATTACGCGGGCTGCCGTTACCGAGATCATCGCGCACGGGCGCGAGCGGAAATCCTGGCTGGCCTTCTGCTCCGGCGTGGATCATGCGCGCCATGTGGCAGAAGAGTTTGCCCGCCAAGGCATCACCTGCCGCACGATCTTTGGCGACACGCCGAAGGACGAGCGGGATGCCATCATCGCTGCCTTCAAGCGCGGTGAAATCCGCGCGCTCGCCTCGATGGGCGTGCTGACCACCGGCTTCAACGCCCCCGCTGTAGATTTGATCGCGCTCCTCCGCCCCACCAAGTCCGCAGGGCTCTATGTGCAGATGGTCGGTCGCGGCACGCGTCTCGCCCCCGGAAAAGAAACTTGCCTGGTCCTCGACTTCGCGGGCAATGTCCGCCGCCACGGGCCGATCGATCTGGTGCGGCCGAAACGTCCGGGTGAAGGCGGTGGTGGCGAGGCGCCGACCAAGGTCTGCCCAGAATGCGACAGCATCATCGCACTGTCGGCGACGGAATGCCCGGACTGCGGCTACGTCTTTCCGCCCCGGGCGGTAAAGATAGCCCCGACGGCGGCCACGCTCCCGGTCCTGTCGCCGAAAGTACAGTGGCTGCCCGTGCACGGCGTGTCATACAGCCGGCACGACAAGCTGGGCGGGCTGCCCTCACTGAAGGTGACCTATAGCTGCGGGCTGAAATCCTACAGCGAATGGGTCTGCATCGAGCATCAAGGCTATGCACGCCAGAAGGCCGCCGACTGGTGGCGCAAGCGCGCCCCGGGCTGCCCGGTGCCACTCACCGTCGATCAGGCCATCGCTGAGGCCGCGCGTCTGGCACGCCCCAGCGCAATCTCGGTCCGACCTTCGGGTCGCTATGTCGAAATCTCCGACCACAGATTTGATCCATGCGCCCAATCCACACCGGCCTCTGCGCCATCTGCCACCGGCAACCTCGTGGGTTTGGCTGGTTCGACCGGGACTTCCGCGTCTCCGACCCGCGGCGCGATGCCAGCCGCAAGCACCTCTGTAGCCGGACCTGCCAGGACATCTGTCATGGGAGGAAGGGCATGATCGATCCCACCCCGAACGAGGCCGAGGCGATGACCGTCGGCGGCCAGATGGGTGGCGAGTATCTCGAGAGCATCGGCAAATCCGATCTCGCCACACTCACAGAGACCGAGTGGGACCGTTTCATCGATGCGGTTGTCACCGGATATTGCGACCATCTGCGCGAGCTTGCGGCCAAGGACCGCAAATGCCTCGACGCCATGACCCCCGAGGTGCCCTTCTGATGGCTGACACATCCTTCATGGCGCGCTTCGGCGCGCGGCTTGTCACTAATGGCTATGCCATCCTGACCATCGGCCCGGGCACGAAGAAGCCCGGCCGCTTCCAGCGCGGGGCATGGGCGGATTACCCGGAATGGAACCGCCATGCCGAGCGCGGTACCACGGAAGTCGAGGTGGCCACTTGGGCCAGCTGGCCGGATTGCGGCATCGGCATTGTCGGCGGCGCCGTGGCGGCGGTCGATATTGACATCAAAGACGATGCCGACTTGGCGCTGCAGATCGAGCGGCTCGCCAGGGAGCGTCTCGGTGACACGCCAGCGCTGCGCATCGGCCGAGCTCCAAAGCGCATGCTGGTCTATCGCACGTCCGAGCCCTTCCGCGGCATCAAACGCCATCCGCTGGAAGTGCTCTGCCTCGGGCAGCAGTTCCTGGCCTATGCCATCCACCCCGACACCGGCGCGCCCTATGCCTGGCCCGAGGAGGGGCTGGCGGACATCGAAATCACCGACTTGCCCGAAATCACGGCCGAAGCTGCGGTGGCGTTTCTCGAAGAGGCTTATGCGCTACTGCCAGAAACCCTGCGGCAGCGCGGGCTGGCTTCCAATGCACCAGCCGGTGACATCGCGCGCAGCCACGGTCAGATTGGTACCTTGCCCGCGATAGAGGCCGCCCTCGCATGGCTGCCAAACGCGGAGCTGGACTACGACAGCTGGATGCGTGTCGGCATGGCCCTGAAGGGCGCGCTCGGCGAGGCCGGGGCAGATATCTTCGCCAATTGGTCGGCGCAGGCAGCGAAGGATGTCCCCGCCACCACCATGAAGGCTTGGGCCAGCTTCAAGCCCGACCGGATCGGCGCTGGCACGATCTACCATCTTGCCATGGAGCGCGGCTGGCAGCCTGAGCCTGACCTTCGCCTGGATGGCAGTCTGCCCGATGACGCGGATCATCCCGCAGCGGGGCTGCTTGCACGTTTGGATGTGACAACATCCGCGGCGCCTCCGGCCCCAGCCGCACCGCCGTTCTCGCTGGCGATACCTGACGGGTTGGTGGGCGATCTGACCGATTACATGCTGTCCACCGCCCGGCGCCCGCAGCCGCTTTTGTCGCTTGGGGCCAGCCTCTGCGCTATCGGTGCCCTGATGGGGCGGAATTACCGGACCGAGAGCAATCTGCGCTCGAACCTCTATGTCGTGGGCATCGCCGACAGCGGATCGGGGAAGAACCATGCCCGTGAAATCATCAACGAAACCTTCTTCGAGGCTGGGCTCGCCCATCACCTCGGGGGCAACAAGATCGCCTCCGGCGCGGGGCTTCTGACCGCGCTGCATCGTCAGCCCGCGATCCTCTTCCAGATCGACGAGTTCGGCATGTTCCTGTCAGCTGCCGCAGACCGCAAGCGCAGCCCGCGCCACATCACCGAGATCCTCGACAACATGACCGAGCTTTACACCTCGGCCGGCGGGATCTTCCTCGGCGCAGAATACGCCAACCGGGACGGCACGAACGAGCGGCGCGACATCAACCAGCCCTGCCTTTGCGTCTATGGCACCACGACGCCCTTGCACTTCTGGGGCGCGCTGCAGGGGGCGAACGTCGTCGATGGCTCGCTGGCCCGTTTCCTGATCCTGCCCAGCGACGAGGACTACCCCGACGAGAACATTGCCGTCGGCATCCGGCAGGCCCCGCCCGCGCTGATCCAGGGGCTGCAACTGATAGCGGCGGGCGGTGGGAGCGGCAAAAAGGGCAATCTGACAGGCAAGACCGCCGATCAGAACACCGCCGTGAACCCGATGATTGTGCCCATGACCGAAGAGGCCCGGGCCCGGTTCCGCCAGCTCAGCATCGAGTTGACGGACGAATTGCGGGCCGCGGCTGGCACGGCCTTCACAGCCATCCTCGCCCGCATCGGGGAAAACGCCCTGAAGCTTGCGCTCATTGTGGCGGTTGGGCGTGATCCAGCACGGCCCGAGATCGAGATCACGGCGGCGGATTGGGCCATCAGTTTCGTGCGGCACTACGCGCAGCGAACGATGGAAGCGGTCGAGCGGCACGTCGCGGACACCGAGACCGAGGCACACCTGAAGCGGCTGAAGGAGATCATTCGCGCGTCAGGGGCCAAGGGCATCACCAAATCCGAGATCACTCGGGCCTCGCAATGGCTGAAATCGCGCGACCGGGACGAGATCCTGTTGACCCTGATTGAGAGCGGGGACATCACCACCGGCATGCGGGATACCGGAGGGCGCAGGGCCATGGTCTACCGGTTGCTGACGTGATCCAGGGGCTTCCTTCAATAACGGGGTTTCTTCAATTGAAAGAAGTCGGGGGTCAAATGACTGTAAAGAAACGGCATTTTAACTTCCTTCACTTCTTTCAATCTTTCAAGAGGATCCCTGTATGTGTGTATCCTCGCGCGCGGTTAAAATAAGGATGAGGTACCTCATGAAATAATTGAAATATTGAAATAAGTTATATTATATATAGGAATCAACACCTTAGTGGCTAACTTCTTTCAAGAACCCCCGTTGAAGGAATTGAAAGAAGTCCCGGGCGGCCTGCTCGCCCCGCGCATGACATGACCAGACCACCCTTCGGGGCCTGGCGAGACCGCAGCCTTCACCGGCCAGCCCTCCCGCCACGCTCGCCAAAGCGAAGAGGAGGTCTCCATGACCCAACCCGAAAACACCCCGCGCTGTGTGCTGGCGCTCGATCTCGGCACGACCACAGGCTGGGCGATCCGCGGCCATGACGGTCTGATCACAACCGGAACGGCCAGCTTCAAACCCGGTCGCTACGATGGCGGCGGCATGCGCTATCTGCGCTTTACCAATTGGCTGACGGAGTTGGACCGGCTGTCCGGACCCATCTCGGCGATCTGGTATGAAGAAGTCAGGCGGCATGCGGGCACTGACGCTGCCCATGTGTATGGTGGTCTGATGGCCTCGCTGACCTCGTGGGGCGAACTGCGCGGCATTCCTTACGAGGGAGTGCCGGTCGGCACCATCAAACGTCACGCCACGGGCCACGGCAATGCACCCAAGCAGGCCATGATCGCCGCCGCCCGCGCGCGCGGTTACAGCCCAGCGGACGACAACGAGGCCGACGCCATCGCCATCCTGCACTGGGCTCTGGAGAACCAGGGAGGTGCAGCATGAGGCTCTACCCAAAAGGCTACGGCGGCCAGCGCCGCGATCCCGAACAGGTCAAACGGGACGGCTGGCACGAGCAGCGCATGCTCGCCGTGTCCCTTGATGACCCGCGACTGACCTGGCCCGAGCGTGAACTCGTCCGCCATCTGGGGGACAAGCTCTATGGCAAGCTTCCCGCGGTGAGGGAGGTGCGCCATGCGATATGATTGGACGCGCGCCATGGTGGCTGATCGGCTGGATTTGGCAGCAGAGGTCATGTGGGCCCTGCCTCCTGTACGTGCACAGGGTTACGTCAGCGCCTGGCCTGACTACATGCACAGTTTTGCCGATCAGGTGGCACAAGAGCCGCGGATGAAAAAGCCGCTGCCATCACCCCGGATGATCACTGAGGCGGATGAGGCGATGTTGTGGCTACGCTTGGTCGACAAGGACATCGGCCATATCCTTTGGGCTCGCGCGAACCGTAAGGCTTGGAAGGGCATCTGCTGGCAACATGGTATCAGCCGGGCCACAGCGCACCGACGCCATGAGTATGGACTTGCAGTAATAGCTTGGCGGCTAAGCGGCAGGACCGTGCCGAGCAAGCGATCTATGCAGTTCGTCATATCAAAGGCGCGTGGATCTTGAATTTGGCGACTTCGGTATTCAGCCGAAACGCAACATGCTTTAATGAACCCTGTTCTGGGCGCCGTGCTGGACAAGCGCGGCGCTTAAGATTGAAAGCCTTTCTTAGGCCGTGAAGGGGTTGAGGAGGTCGACACCGACGCCCTGCACGTCCGATACGTTTCGGGTGACGAAGGTGAGGCTATTGGCTCTTGCAGTTGCAGCAATCAGGGCGTCGATAACCGGGAGCGGACGAATGGCATTCATTCGCCCCCATTCATCGGCAACTTGAGCGTCTACATCCAGAATACGATCTCCAAATCCGTAGATCACTTCCTCGAGCCATGATTCCAAGACCTTTGCTTTTTGCGGGTCGTGGCGCCGAGCAAGTTCGATACCCCTGCGGATTTCACCGAGTACAAGCGCACTGGTCCAGAGTTCATTTTCGTCAACTTTGGCCCACCATGCTGCGACCGCGGGGTCGCATCGGTCCCCCTTACGCAGCTCTGAGATGACGTTGGTGTCGATCAGGTAACTCACAGATTGATCTCGCGACCGAAATCACTTTGCCGATCTAGCTCAATCCCCTCCAACGGCGCAGAGGCAAGAAGTTCTTTGAAGCTCTTGCAGGGCTGCCGCATGATTTGTTTGCGCAAGGTCACGCACGTCGCATCGTGCCGCGATGGATCACCAAGGGCTTTCGCAATTTCTCGAACCAAGCTGGCATCCTCTTTGCGTACATGAACCTCAACCCGAACGAAGCCGAGTTCTTCTTGGCGCTTGCGCCATTGGGTCGTGTTGGATTGGCCTGCGATCATGATGTCCTCTTTTCCCGGAAAGATTACCGGAAAAATGCGTCTGGCGCAACGGTTTCCGTGAGGCCTGTCAAGCCATTTCATCCGCGTGAGACACTTTTCGGTGAGACACTATAAGCTGTGACAGATAGCGATCGAGAGGCTAAAAGAAAGATAAGCTGATCGACATCTGGCTGAGCGAATGGTGCAGGTTCTAGGGGTTGGCGCACGGTGTAAGTGGTGACCGGCTTTCCAAGAAAAACGTCTCCGTTCAAAATGTTGCGCTTCGCAACCCATTGAAATTGAACGGGTCCCTCCTGTTCGTGACCGTATTCGGGGGGGCGAGGCCCGAGGGTTTCCCAGTGACACCCCTGAAAACACCCGTTTCGTTTCGGTTCCCGGACCTGCGGTTCGCTTTGACGCGAACCCCAACAAAACAAAGGCCTGACGGCCTGACACAACCCGCCTGAACCGAAACGGGGATCCGACCCCATTTCGCTTTCATGCACCTCAAGGACATAACCATGGACGTCGTCGACCTGCCGCTCGAGCAGATCATTCCCTATGCGCGTAACCCGCGCCGCAACGAGCAGGCAATCGCGACGGTCGCGGCCTCGATCCAGGAATTCGGGTGGCGCCAGCCTATCGTTGTCGACGAGGCGATGGTGGTTCTCGCTGGGCACACGCGGCTGGAGGCGGCCCGCAAGCTCGGCTTCAAGACCGCGCCGGTGCATGTCGCCAAGGGGCTGACCGTCAGCCAGGCGCGTGCTTTCCGGATCATGGATAACCGCTCTAGCGAAAACGCCGAGTGGGACAAGGACCTCCTGAACCTCGAACTGGCGGACCTGCTGGAGGCTGATTTCGATCTCGGGCTGACGGGCTTCACCGAGGACGAGCTGAACGCGCTGATGTCGAGCCTCGAGGAAGGCACCGGTCCGCAAGAGGGTGAGGACGATGTTCCAGACCCCCCCGAGGATCCGATCAGCCGACCGGGCGATCTCTGGTTGCTAGGCAATCATCGGCTGCTCTGCGGCGACAGTACCGTTGCCACGGATGTCGAGCACCTGCTCGGCACGGTGAAGCCGCTGCTGATGGTGACCGATCCACCCTATGGAGTGGAATACGATCCGAGCTGGCGCAACCAGGCGGGCGCAGCCAAGACCAAGCGCACTGGCAAGGTGTTGAATGATGATCGCGCCGACTGGCGCGAGGCTTGGGCGCTGTTTCCCGGCGATGTCGCTTATGTCTGGCATGGCGCGCTGCACGCGGCGACGGTGGCCGAAAGTCTCGAGGTCGCGGGCTTTACCATCCGGTCTCAAATCATCTGGGCCAAGGATCGGCTGGTTCTGAGCCGCGGGGATTACCACTGGCAACATGAGCCGGCTTGGTATGCTGTGCGCAAGTCTGGCAAGGGCCACTGGGCTGGGGACCGCAAGCAGACCACGCTCTGGCAGATTGCCAACAAGGATCAGGACGAAAAAACCGTGCATGGGACCCAGAAGCCGGTCGAATGCATGCGGCGGCCGATCCTGAACAACTCGAGCCCGGGCCAAGCGGTCTATGAGCCCTTCATGGGATCAGGGACGACGCTGATCGCAGCCGAGACGACTGGACGGGTCTGTTACGGCATCGAACTGAACCCGGCGTACGTCGATGTGGCGGTTTCGCGTTGGCAGAACTTCACTGGTAATCAGGCGGTGCTTGAGGCGAGCGACATCACTTTAGATGCGCTGAAGGCAGAGCGCGCGGCCGCATGAAGCAGTCCCGCCTCATGTC